TACGACGTAATGACGAAGGGATCTGGTGATGCCAGGATGCAGCCTCTGTATTTTCTCATCACCACAGCCGGGACCGATACGAACTCGATCTGCTACGAGGTCCATCAAAAGGCACAGGACATCATCGCTGGCAGAAAGATCGACCCGACCTTCTACCCGGTGATCTTCGGCGCAGATGAATCCGACGACTGGACGGACCCGAAGGTCTGGAAGAAGGCAAATCCCTCTCTTGGAATCACGGTCGGTATCGACAAGGTCGAAGCAGCCTGCGAGTCAGCCAAGCAGAATCCCGGCGAAGAGAACGCCTTCCGGCAGCTCCGCCTCAATCAATGGGTGAAGCAGGCGGTCCGCTGGATGCCTATGGATAAATGGGATGCCTGTGCCTTCCCGGTTGATCCGGAGGAGCTCGAAGGCAGGGTCTGTTACGGAGGCCTCGACCTCTCTTCCACTTCCGATATCACGGCTTTCGTGTTGGTATTCCCACCAAGGGATGAGGAGGACAAGTACGTGGTCCTTCCTTACTTCTGGCTGCCAGAGGAAACGCTGGACCTGCGTGTCCGAAGGGATCATGTTCCCTATGACGCCTGGGAGAAGCAGGACCTCATTGAAACGACCGAGGGAAACGTCATTCACTACGGCTTCATAGAGAAGTTCATCGAGAACCTTGGTGAACGCTACAACATCCGCGAGATTGCCTTCGACCGCTGGGGAGCCGTCCAGATGGTCCAGAACCTCGAGGGCATGGGCTTTACCGTAGTTCCCTTCGGCCAGGGCTTTAAGGATATGAGTCCGCCCACCAAGGAGCTTATGAAGCTGGTCCTTGAGAAGCGGATTGCACATGGCGGCAATCCGGTCCTTCGCTGGATGATGGACAACATCTACATCCGAAGAGACCCGGCAGGCAATATTAAAGCCGACAAGGAGAAGTCCACAGAGAAGATCGATGGTGCGATTGCCATGATCATGGGACTCGACCGGGCAATCCGTGGTGGTAACGACAACGGCGAATCGGTCTATGATAACCGAGGCATTTTATTTCTATGAGGTGACAAGATGATAGTTCTCTCCCTACTCGGCTTCTTCGTAATCCGGGAAGCCTTAAACCAGATGGAGGTGTGGCCATGAGTATCTTTTCTAAGATGTTCCGAAGCCGTGATAAGCCGACCGACTCGACAAACGGCTCTGGTTACCGCTACTACTTCGGCGGGACAACGTCTGGTAAGACAGTCAATGAACGATCTGCCATGCAGATCTCTGCTGTGTATGCCTGCGTGCGTGTCCTCTCTGAGGCGATCGCATCGCTGCCGCTTCACCTGTACAAATACACAGAGGAAGGAAGCAAGGAAAAGGCCATCGACCATCCGCTGTATCTCCTTCTGCATGACGAGCCAAATCCCGAGATGACCTCTTTCATCTTCCGGGAGACCATGATGACGCACCTGCTCCTCTGGGGCAACGCCTACGCGCAGGTGATACGAAATGGTCGAGGCGAAGTCGTAGGGCTCTATCCTCTCATGGCAAACCGCATGCGGGTAGACCGGGATGAGAACGGACATCTCTACTACGAGTATCAGATGAATACCTCGGATGCTCCGACCATGCATACCGGCACTGTCCGGCTCACACCTTCTGATGTGCTGCATATCCCAGGGCTCGGGTTTGATGGCCTTGTCGGCTACAGCCCGATCGCAATGGCGAAGAACTCGATCGGAATGGCAATGGCAACAGAGGAATACGGAGCGACCTTCTTTAAGAATGGCGCAAATCCCTCCGGAATCCTTTCTATGCCTGGTACCGTCAAGGACCCGGACAAAATCCGCTCCTCCTGGGAGCAGGGCTTCTCCGGAAGCCATAACGCAAACAAGGTCGCCATCCTTGAGGAAGGCATGACCTATACGCCGATCTCCATTTCACCGGAGCAGGCACAGTTCCTGGAGACGAGGAAGTTCCAGCTTGACGAGATTGCGAGAATCTTCCGCATCCCACCTCACCTTATCGGCGACCTCGAGCATGCGACCTTTTCAAATATCGAGGAGCAGAGCCTCGAGTTTGTGACATACACCCTGGAGCCCTGGCTCTCCCGCTGGGAGCAGTCCATGCAGCGATGTCTCCTGCGGCCCGAAGAAAAGTCAAAGTACTTTATCCGCTTTAACGTAGACGGCCTGCTTCGCGGCAACTACCAGTCCAGGATGCAGGGCTATGCGACCGGCATCCAGAACGGCATCCTCTCCATCAATGATGTCCGTGAGCTCGAGAACATGAATCTTCTCTCGGATGAAGAAGGCGGTAATCTTCACATCTTAAACGGCAACGTTGTAAAGCTCTCTGACGCAGGCAAGGCCTACGAGCAGAGCACAGAAACAAAGGAGGAACCTGATGAAGAATAAAAACAAGTTCTGGCGCTGGGCCAGGAACGCTCTGGATAGTCCATCTACTGAAGAATCCAAAGAGCGCACTCTGTTCCTTGACGGAACGATCGCTTCGGAGAGCTGGTTTGACGATGATGTCACTCCGGCTCTTTTTAAGTCGGACCTTAATTCCGGTACCGGCGATATCACAGTCTGGATCAACTCTCCGGGTGGCGATGTCTTTGCGGCAGCACAGATCTACAACATGCTCCGCGACTACAAGGGAAAGGTTACCGTGAAGATTGACGGCATCGCTGCCTCGGCTGCCTCTGTCATTGCAATGGCAGGTGATTCGGTGCTCATGTCTCCAGTCTCCATGCTTATGATCCATAACCCTTCGACCGTTGCTATGGGTGACAAGACCGAGATGGAAAAGGCAATCGAGATGCTCTCTTCCGTAAAGGACTCCATCATCAATGCCTACCAGGCAAAGACAGGACTTTCTCGGAACAAGCTCTCAAAGCTCATGGATGAAGAGACCTGGATGGATTCCGGTAAAGCCGTCGAGCTCCACTTCGCAGACGGCATCATCGACCGGTCTGAGCTCTACAGTACTGCTCCTCTTAATAAGCCAGAGGAGAACGACCCTGACGAAGGGGAACAGGATGAACCTGATGAGGATACACCAGATGAAGGCGATGATCCTGATGAAGAGAAAAAGAAGGATGATGCATCAGCCCTTTTCTCTGGACATGAATCCATGCTCTTCTCCCGCTATCAGGTGGCAGCTGCCACAGGCAGGAAGCTCCTTGACTACTGCAAGGAGCAGGAAGCAAAAGATGCCAAGCCGCATCTCCCTGCGGATTTGCATAAAGAACCACATCACTCGTACCAGATCGACGACCTCGAAAGGCGTCTCGATCTCATGAAGCATTTTCTCTAATGGAGGTAAACGAAATGAACGTACAGGATTTAATCAACAAGCGTGCAAACGCATGGGAGGCAGCAAAGGCATTCCTTGACTCCCACAGAAACGAGAACGGTGTCCTCTCTGATACGGACGGTGAGACCTATGACCGTATGGAGAAGGAAATCACCGACCTCACCCGCGAGATCGACCGTCTGAATCGTCAGAAGGCGATCGAGGAGCAGATGGGAAAGCCTACGGCTTCTCCTCTTACCGGAAGACCTGGTGCGGCAGCTCCGTCCGATGATCCGGAGGAGAAGCACGGCAGGGCCTCTAAGGCATATGCCAAGGCCATGATCGCAGCCATGCGTACCGGCTTCCACCAGATCTCAGATGTCCTCGAGGAAGGGAATGACGCGAACGGCGGATACCTGGTTCCGGAGGAATGGGACTCCCGTCTTATCGACAAGCTGACTGAAGAGAACATCTTCAGAGGTCTTGCTACCACCATCACCACGTCCGGTGAGCACAAGATCAATATCGCTGCAACGAAGCCTGCGGCAGCATGGATTGAGGAGGGTCAGGCTCTCACCTTCGGCGATGCCACCTTCGACCAGGTAGTCCTGGATGCTCACAAGCTCCATGTGGCAATCAAGATCACGGAGGAGCTCCTCTACGACAACGCCTTCAACCTTGAGAACTACATCATCAATGAGTTCGGCAAGGCTCTCGGTAATGCTGAGGAG